ATGGCTATCATTCAAAATCAGAAGCACGGCTCTGTAGTAATCCGTGACATCGCTAGCAATAGCAGCATCGCGCTGGCCGACCTCGCTACTCCAAACAGTAGCGTCGAGACCGTACAGAGTTTCGCTATCAAGCAGATCTTCTTCTCTTCTAACGGTTCATGGACCGTGACTAGGGGATCTAATACGGTAGCTACTCTATTTGGCACCGGTCATTGGAATCTCGCCGGCCACGGAGTAACTTTCGCAGAGTACGCTAATGCTACTCTTAGCTACACTCTATCTGGCAGCGGCACTATCGTGATCGTTGGCCAGAAGACATCAATCCCAGCATAATAGAGGCATAGACAGATGAGCGCAGACAAGTACGCACAGTTTATCGCCGAGCAGCAGAAGAAGCTCTCTGTCTCCGGCACCAACCCAGTTAATTTGATCGAGAAGAAAGAACTCTCGGACAAGCAGAAAGACATCGCTAAGCTCGCTGGCGACGAAGACGAGATCGAAAGCGAAGACCTCAAGAAGTTACGTGATAAGAAAGATGACGATAAAGACGACGATAAGAAGTCTAAGTCGAAGAAAGACGATGACGACGAGGATGATGACGATAAGAAGCCGGCGTTCTTAAAGAAGAGCGTGAAAGAAGATATGGATCTTGGCAAAAGAAATCGTGGAAATAAAATTATAAAAAATGCAAAAGGTAGACCAGGACATATTGAAGCTTTTGGTAAATTAATTGGCCAAAAACACATAGATGATGCTGTAACAGGTGGGGATTCTGCCGCAGAAGCTGAAAACGCAATGAACGTTCTCTATGGCAAAAAGAATAAAAAAGCAATTTCAAACATGATGAAACAAGAAGAAGCTTCATACATCTCTGAAGAAGAGTCTGACTATCTAGCAGAGATGGTCGCTAAGGGCAAGCTCCCAGAGATCGCTGACTTCCACAAGAAAGCCGCCGATCATGCTCTTAAGATGCGTGTTCATCACCAGGGCATGGCCGACAAGTCTGAAGATGTCGGCGATCACGATGGCTTCGAGCATCACATCGATCGCGCCATGAGGCATGATTATGACCACGAGCATCACCTGGCTCGCTACGATCACGCCGTCAGCCTCAAGGCTAGGAATCAGGCGATGAAAGATCTAAAGGTTGCTAAAGATAAGGCAGCCAAAGCTAGAGACGCTAAGAGGGATTGGGCATAATGAAGCTCATTACTGAACTCACAGAAGAAGTCAAGTACATTACCGAATCTACTGAGAGCGGTAAGAAGAACCTATATATCGAAGGTGTATTCCTTCAGTGTGACATCGTCAATCGCAATAACCGTATGTACTCAGAGGGAGTCATGCAGCGCGAAGTCGGTCGCTACATGAAAGAGTACGTAGAGAAGGGTCGCGCTTTCGGCGAGCTAGGTCATCCTAATGGACCGCAAATCAATCTCGATCGAGTGTCTCACATCATCACTAGTCTCCGTCAAGAAGGCAAGAACTTCATCGGCAAAGCCAAGCTCACTGAGACACCAATGGGCAACATCGCTCGCGGCATCATCGAGTCTGGCGGATGCGTAGGAGTCTCTTCTCGCGGCCTCGGCTCTCTGGCAGCCAATGCAAATGGCATCATGGAAGTTCAAAAAGACTTCCACCTCGCTACTGCCGCCGACATCGTCGCAGATCCTTCCGCTCCGGATGCTTTCGTACAGGGCATCATGGAGAACGTAGAGTGGGTATGGGATAATGGTCTAATCAAGGCTCAACACATAGAAGAGATGAAGAAGACCATCAAGTCAACCAGCAAGCGAGAGCTGGAAGAAGCAAAACTCGCAGCGTTCGAGAAATTCTTGTCGCTGCTGTAAATTCGCATAGTTATAAATAAATCTACAGATTCAACAAAGGAGCATCATGATGCTTAAGAGCAAGAACAAACTTGCAGAGATGGACGAAGAAATCTCTGTCGGTGGAGGTGCCACTGGCGTCTCCAAGGTTCCTGGTCCGATCGCTAAGGGCAACGTTCACGCGAACCGCCCGCAGGATAAGAGCCAGGGCGATGGTTCTGCCATCGAACTGACCAAGGTAGCCACTCCGGGCCAGAGCGAGGAAGACACCGACACCGAGAACAACACCAAGCCGACCGGCGACAATTCTGCAAAGAATAAGTCTTCTGTCAGCATGAAGGCATCTGCTGCTTCTGCTAAGATGGAAGAAGTAGAGAGCGAGCTTAAGCAGCTCTTCGGCGAAGAGACTTCAGCCGAGTTCGTAACCGAAGCTTCTGCTCTCTTTGCAGCAGCTATCAACGAGCGCGTCTCGTCGATTCAGGAAGATCTCGAAGAGCAGTACAACGCTCGCCTCGACGAAGAAGTCGAAGCCGCTCAGGAAGCAATGGTAGAGAGCATCGATAAGTATCTCTCTTACGCCGTCGCTGAGTGGATCGAAGAGAATAAGCTGGCCGTAGAAAGCAACCTTCGCGCTGAGATCGCCGAAGAGTTCATCGGTGGCCTTAAGGGACTATTTGCAGAGCACTACATCGAAGTTCCGCAGGATCGCGTCGACGTCATCGCTGAGATGTCGGCCCGTATCGAAGAACTCGAAGCTCTGTACAACGAGAAGACTGATGAAGTCATCGGACTCCAGAGCGAGATCTCTGAAGCTAAGATGCACGCCATCGTCGAAAGCATGACAGATGGCCTTGCCGTGACTCAGGCCGAGAAGCTGAAGACTCTNTGNGAGGGACTCAACTTCGAGGATGAAAACACTTTCGCTAGGAAAGTGGCGGTCATCAAGGAAAACTACTTCTCTGCGTCAGAAGCTAAGCCAATGAAGATGCTCAACGAAGAGAGCTTCGACGCTAGTGGCGAATACGTCGAGTCGAACGTTCCAGCCGGATCTATGGGCAATTACGTTCGTGCCATCTCGCGTACAGTCAAGTCATAACAAATCAAAAGTAAAACTCAAGGGAGTATAACTCAATGTACCTCAATGAAGAAGTCCAGAACAAGTGGAAGCCGGTGCTAAGCCACCCGGATCTTCCTGACATTAAGGACGCTCACAAGCGTTCTGTCACTGCCATGATGCTCGAGAACACCGAGAACGAGCTGCGTAAGGCAGCCGCTATGGGTGGCTCGCAGTACCTCATGGAAGGTCCGACCAACGCTATCGGTAATCCGGATGGCACTAACGCCGGCGCCATCGACACCTTCGACCCGGTTCTCATCTCGCTCGTTCGTCGTGCGATGCCGAACCTGATCGCTTACGACATCTGCGGCGTTCAGCCGATGACTGGCCCGACCGGCCTCATCTTCGCTATGCGCGCTCGCTACGCCAACAACGCCGGTACCGAGGCTCTGTACAACGAAGCAAACACTCGCTTCTCTACGTACAAGTCGAACACCGACAACATCCTTGGCAACAAGCACGCTGGTAACCTTCCGGGCAACACCACTTGGCAGGCTAACCTCGCTGAGAAGGGCGTCTACAACTTCGCTGGCGGCATGACCACCGATCAGGGCGAAGGCCTGGGCAACAGCTCGCTGACCTTCCCTGAAATGGCTTTCTCGATCGAGAAGGTAACCGTCACCGCGAATACTCGCGCCCTCAAGGCTGAGTACTCGATGGAACTCGCTCAGGACCTCAAGGCCATCCACGGCCTCGACGCTGAGACCGAGCTGTCGAACATCCTGTCTCACGAGATCCTCGCTGAAATCAACCGCGAGATCGTCCGCACGATCAACATCACCGCCGTCCAGGGNGCTACCGAAGGCACCACTGCCTCTGGTATCTTCGACCTCGACACCGACTCAAACGGCCGTTGGTCTGTTGAGAAGTTCAAGGGTCTGATGTTCCAGATCGAGCGCGAAGCTAATCAGATCGCGAAGGCTACCCGTCGCGGTAAGGGCAACATGCTCATCTGCTCGTCAGATGTCGCTTCTGCTCTCCAGATGGCTGGCGTTCTCGACTACACTCCGGCTCTTAACAGCAACAACCTCCAGATCGATGACACCGGCACCACCTTCGCTGGCGTCCTCAATGGCCGCATCAAGGTCTACATCGACCCGTACGCTGGTCAGTCTGGCACCGGTGTTAACAACTCTGCTGGTCACTACATGACCGTCGGCTACAAGGGTTCTAGCGCATTCGACGCTGGCCTCTTCTACTGCCCGTACGTTCCGCTGCAGATGGTCCGCGCCGTCGATCCGGACACCTTCCAGCCGAAGATTGGCTTCAAGACCCGTTACGGCGTCGTAGCCAACCCATTTGCTGGTGGCGCTAACGTAGACAACGGCGCTATCCTCAAGGACAGCAACGTTTACTACCGTCGCGTTCTGGTTCAGAACATCCTCTAAGGATAACAAGAAATCGGTTAAACCGATCGATAGGGGGAGGGGAAACCTTCCCCCTTTCTTTTTGCCTAAATATCNTGATAAGGAGTATCNCATGAAGAANATCATTGCTTCCNTCCTACTGATAGCCGGCCTCACTACTTCGNCTCAGGCTCAAGTAGATGCTAAGTGCTCGACTACCGAGAAGTTCATCACCGAGTTCAAGTCCGGATTGATGGCACCGATCTCTACCACGAAGTATAGNCTCGAGAATACCATCAAGATCCTGCTCGTGTTCTATAAAGACTTCGGNGTAGACATCTCAATGATAGATCCAAAGAAGCTAGCGGGATCGATCTTCATCACCTCAGATAAGTTTCCCAATGCAGTAGTCATGATACTGACGGCCGATAAAGAAGATCGTGTCATGTGCTACAACGCAGTAATCTCCATGAAGATCTATAAATATGCAGTTGACAAATTAGGACTTACAGAGATATAATGTCGTTCAAAGACCTCACTTCTAATAAGAACTTCCTCTCGCCGTTTGGCTATAGNCTGGTACTGACCAGACTCCCGAACGTAGACTTCTTCTGTCAAAACGTGAGAACTCCATTAGTCATGCTCGGATCAGTCGAAGTACCTAATCCCTTTCAGGCTCTCCAGCTCCCTGGCACCGGCATCAACTTTGGTAACCTCTCAGTCACCTTTAAGATAGACGAGGATATGCAAAACTATCGCGAGATCTTCGATTGGATCGAGGCTTTAGGCATCACCGATGACTTCAAAAACTATGC